TTAAATTTAATTGCCATACCTTTTTTACTTAATACAATAACATCTTCATCATTGAGTAAAGTTACATTTGCGAGAGAATCACCTTCTTTAAATTTAATAGCCTGAATACCGGTAGTTTTCTTTGTGCTCTTGAATTCATCAAGTTTAGTCTTTTTAATGAGACCATTCTTTGTAAAGAATACTACATATTTTGCATCACTTTCTCTAAACTGAGAAGTTACATACATTATTTTTTCGTTTCCATTAAGTTTAATAAGCGTTGCGAGATTGACTCCGCGAGTTGTATTTGTTCCTTCTGGGACATTGTCGACAAGAAGTCTAAACATCCTTCCTTCCGATGTGAAAATGAGTAAAGTATCAATCGTGTTAGTAGATATTGTTGATAATACAGCATCTCCTTGTGATTTAACTCCTTTTCCATTTCTTCTCTGAACCTTAAATGAAGTTTTAGGAACTCTTTTAATATCTCCTGTTTGAGTGCATATAACTACTACATCTTCAGGTTCAACTAAAGCTATTTCTTTCTCTTCTTTTGGCTCTTCGATTTGCGCGAGTTCTGTCCTACGCGCATCACCATACTTCTTTACAATTTCATTAAGTCTATTTTTTAATTCTTCAATCTGCTTACTCTCTAATCTTACTAATTCATCAAGTTCATTTATCTTTTTGTGTAAATCTGTTTTTTCATTCTCAAGTTTTACACCTTCTAGTTTTGCAAGAGAAGAAAGTTTCATATTAAGAATAGCTGTTACTTGATTATCAGTAAATTCATATTTCTTTATGAGAGCTTCTTTCGCGGCAGCACTACTTTCAGATTTCTTAATAATTGCTATAATATTATCAATGTCTGCTAAAGCTATAAGTAATCCATCAACTATTTCAAGTCTTGCAAGTGCTTTATCTCTATCAAAAGCTGCTTCCCGCACAATACACTCAATATTATGTTCTACATAAATCTTAATACAATCTTTAAGATTTAATTCAGTTGGTGTCTTACCAACAAGACCAACCATATTATAAGAAAATGAACTCTGCATATTTGTATGAGCATAAATCTTATTTGCTATTGTATCTGGATTAGCGCCACGCTTACACTCAATTACAATTTTTACGCCCTTTTTATCAGTATAATCATTTATATCTTCTACTCCATCTATTTTGCCTTCATCACAAGCCTTACCTATCTCAGCAATGAGACTTTCAACGCTTTGTCCATAAGGGATTTCATAGAATACAATATTATTTTTTTCTACTTTATATCTTCCTCTAATCTTAACTGAACCATGTCCAGTTCTCATTATATTAGGAATATCATTTTTATTAATAACCTGTCCTCCTGTTGGAAAGTCAGGTCCTGGTAACATTGGTTCTTCTCCTCGGAGATATTGATTGATAGCCGCCGCAACTTCATTTAAATTATGTGGCGCCCACTTACAAGCTATAGCCCATCCTATACCTTCGTTTGGATTACAAAGAAGATTTGGGAAGATTGATGGAAGAGTAACCGGCTCTTCATCTGAATCATCATAAGTTGGCATAAAATCAACATTACCTTTTTTTAATCCACTAAGTAATCCATCTTCTGCAAGTTTAGATAATCTAACCTCAGTATAACGCATACTAGCTGCATCATCACCAATTATATTACCATTATTTCCATGAAAGTCTATTAAAGGATAACGCATTACCCATGACTGAGATAATCTTACCATTGCTCCATATATACTTGAATCACCATGAGGATGAAGATGCCCCATAACATCTCCAACAAGTCTTGCTGCTTTAACATGACCCTTAGATGAAGTATATCCAGCATCAAAAGCCTGATATAATATTCTACGAGCAACTGGCTTTAATCCTGAAAGAGCATCTGGGGTTGATCTATCTGTATTAACAGCAACTCCATACTCTATACCATTTTGCTCCATTTCATTAACAATATCATTAGTCTGCATTATAGTTCACTCCTATTTTATATTCATCCTTATGCAATAAAAGATAATTATAAAGTTTCTCTGTATATTCCTCTAATATATCATCATTTAAATCATTAAAAGAAAAATTTAATTTTTCATCTAAATAATTTAATAATTCTTTACTTTTAGTTCTATCAATATTAAATGTTTCACAAATCATATCGTGTAATTCTATTCTATATTGTTCCATACCGTATAAGGCAAATACTCCACCATCAACCATTTCTTCCATTATAGAAATTGTATGAATATATTCTCGAATTAATTCTTTAGGTTCTCTCGTAACATTATTCATTCCTTCATCAGTTGTATAATTACTATCTTTAAATGTTATATCTTTAAAACTAGCTAATCTCATTCTACTAAGATAAGCTTTTATTGCATCTTCCTCAGTTTCACGATTATCCCTAAGATGCTCCCATTCATGTTTAAGGAATGGGAGGTCTCTTTCTTTACATATTTCTAAAATTTTACACAATATAGGTTGCCTCCTCACTGTATTGTTTTAAAAATTCTTTTCTTGGAATTGTTGCTGTTCCCATTAACACATCAAATATTCTATCTGCTGCTTTTATATCACTTACTGTAATCTGTTTTATAATTCTTTCATTAGGATTTGTGAGAGTTTCTTCAGTTTCCTCGACATTCATCTCACCAAGTCCCTTCATGCGTCCAACAGTATATTTTTTACCTTTATGTGTTTCTCTATACTGTTCAAGAGCTTCATCGTTTTTAAGATAAATATATTTATCTTTGCCTTCTGTAATTTTATAAAGTGGAGGTACTCCTGCATATACATGACCATCTATAATAAGCTGTGGACAAAAGTTCCAAATAAATGTATAGAACAAGTTCTTAATATGTGCTCCATCGACATCGGCATCACTCATAATGATTATTTTACCATATCTTAAATCATCTTCATCATAAGTAAGTTTCATTGTCTTTGGATCAACTTTTAATCCAAATGCTTCAATCATTGTCATAATTTCTGCATTTTTTCTTATTTTTTCAAGGGTTGCTTTCTGCGTATTTAATATCTTACCTCGAACAGGTATAACCGCCTGGAAATCTTTATTGCGGGCAAGCTTTAAATTACCTGAAGCACTGTCTCCCTCTGTAATATATATTTCGCATTTCTTTCTATCTTTACTCTTGCAATCCGCAAGTTTACTATCAAACTTTAATGCTTTATCTTTCTTTTTATTAACACCACGAGCAGCTTCTCTAGCTTTCTTAGCAGCTTCGCGCGCCTTCTTAGCATTAATAGCTTTATCAAATAATATTTTAATATTTTTTTCATTATATTGCAAATATTCTTTTAAAGCTTCTGTTGTCAATTTTTGAACATATGTTCTACCTTCAGAAGAGCTTAATTCTTCTTTATTTTGTCCTTTAAATACTGGATCAATCATCTTAAAATTAAGAATTAAAATCTGCCCCTCTTCAAAATCTGAACCTGTTAAATTGTCATCTTTTTCTTTTAACCACTTTTTTTCTCTTGCAAATTGATTAAGAGTCATTGTCCAAGCAGTTTTAAATCCAGTTAAATGAGTTCCTTTTTCTTGAGGAATATTATTTGTATATAATTTTGTTATACCGCTGTATCCATTTGTATATCCAATAGCTGCTTCAACTTGAAAACTACCTTCTTCTTTATAGAAATAAATAGGCTCGCATAACTTTTCTTTATCTTTACTTAAAAATTGAATATAATCAAATAATCCATTTTTAGATAAAAATATTTCAGATTTTCCATTTACGATATATTCAAAACTTAGTCCTTTGCATAAAAAACTAAATTCCCTTATTAGAGTCCTAAGTTTGTTTTCATCAACTTTAATAGTCTCAAAAATTTCTGCATCAGGATAAAATAAAACACTAACACCCTGTTCTTCAGACTTAGTTTCTTTTGAACCAATGAAATGACCTTTACTAAATTCAACCATTTCTTTTATTCCATCTCTTGCAGTTGTAACAACCATTTTTGTTGATAAAGCATTTACTGCTTTACCACCAGTACCATGTTCACCACCAGAAGTATTATAACCACTTTCACCAGTTGCATTATTAAATTTACCACCTGTATTTTGAATACCAAAACAAGCTTGAAGTATACTGCAACCTGATTCATGTTTTCCGTGCGGAATACCTCTTCCATTATCTTGAATAAATATTCCACCATCTTTTTTTAATTCAATAAGAATTTTGTTTCCAGCTCCATTTAAATATTCATCAATACTATTTGAAATTATTTCTTTAATACAATGATGTAAACCATTAATATCTTTTGAACCTATGTACATACCAGGATATTTTCTAATATGTTCAAAATAATCTAATGATTCAATACTTGAAGCATCATAGTTATTCATTGTTATTCTCCTTAACTATAAAATTACTTGTTTCTATTAATAAATCATCAATTGTTATATTATTATAATGTGTATAAGGTATTCGTATTAAAGGAATATTATTATTTATACACCAATCATTTTTTATTTTATCATATTTTTTTTGTTCTGTCAATCGTTGTTCACCAGTTTGTGTTTTACTCCCAAAATTAGTTGGTAAAAAATGTTGTTCTCCATCAAACTCTATTAAATAAGAATTATTTATATATAAATCAAATTTTAATGGTTTATTTTTAGGAGATAAGCAAGTAGAAAAACTCTTTTCTATTTCATAATTTATATTATTATTTTCTAAAATTTGAATAATTTTTAATACACCTTTACTTACGTGTTGCCAGCATTGACAAGGATTATTTCCTCTTTGTCTTTTGTCTGAAATTAATTGAGAAGGTATAGCTTTATATTGTTGTTTACATTTTTTACATTCTATAATCCAAAAGAAACTATTTGTATTATCTTTTTCTTGAGTGGCATATAAAAAACTATAATATGGATTATATATTTTACTATAATCTTTGGTATAAGTTGTTTTCCCTATCTCTTTGCATATTTCTTTATGAATTTCTTTATTATAACATCCACAAGATTTAGTATGTCCAGATTTTACATTACTATAAGGAATTAATACAATATTACCACATTTACATTTACAAATACATAAAGCTTTTCTATTATTTAAATTGGTATTTTCTCCTCTATCTAAAATTGTTAAATAATTAAAAGTTTCCCCAATTTGCATTGGAGATCGTCCTACAGGTATTGAATTAACTTTCGTTCCATCTTTTAAAATATATTCCATTAATTATTATTCCTTTCTTATTTTTATATATAATATAAAAATAAGGCTAATAATATTAAATAAAGTTACCCAAGTTTTAACTTGGGCTCTAATCCCATTTTTCAACCTCTTCTTTTATATTATTTAACATTTCTAATGCTTCTTCTTTACTCATATATTTTAATTCTATTAAGTCTTTAGGTAAGAAGATAAATTTAATATTTTCTTTCTTAAAATAATCTATTAAACCTTCTGATAATTTACATATAGTGTCCATATCAGTAGTCGATAAATCATAATAGATAACTGGTATCATTTATTCCTCCTTTAATTCATCTTTCATAGTAAAATGTACTCTTCCTTCATAGTCTTGAATAATTTTTTCATCTTCTAAAGTTATAAAGAAATCATCAATAGTATAAACTAAGAAAGGAGTTCCTTCCCAACGACCACTAGTAGCTCCTACTATCAATGGTTTATGTAATATCTTTTTTAAAATATAAAATTCTTTCATTGCATCATATGATGCAACACCAAAAGCACTTATAACGCATGTATCCTTTTTTATAAACTTTGGAAACTGTGTCCTAATTTTTATAGTAGGATATACTTGATCTTCTTCTACTAAATAAATATCAGGTCTATATTTATAACAATGTTGAATATATTCTTCATCAGTCATCATAAATTACTCCTTTTTAAACTCATTTAATAAAATCTCTTTCGATTTTTTTCTTATATTATAATTATATCAAATTTTTTCTTTAAAATCAAGATTTTAGCTTTCTAGTTCTTTAGACTGCTTAAATTTTTCTTTCTTAAAATATTATAACGAAAAAATTTTTAAAAGTCAAGAGGACAAAAAATTAGGAGAGGTTTGTATATAAACCTCTCCTAATATATTAAACTTCTTCAGTATATTTTAACATAATCCATCCGTTTCTGTTTGTTGCATATGATTTTAATAAGCCCCAACCATTCTTTTCTTCAATGATTGTATAAACTTCAGCTCTCTTTACTACTGTCGTTACACTATAATTCATACCTGGACCTTTTCTAACATTCAAAGCATATGCTGTAACTTTTACTTCCTTCCCTGTTTCCTCAGTTTCTGACTCATCTTGTGCGGGAGCTGGTGCTTCCGTGATAGTCTGATCTTCAAGTCCACTTGGAGTATCTCCTTCTCCTAGCGCAGCACCTACATCGCGTCTTACCGCTTTCATATCCTTATCAATTAATTTAGGAAACCAATGATTAATATCTGCATGACTTGTACCAAATCCAAGTTTACTTACATCATTATGGCAAGTAATAGTTGGTATTTTAATTCCATTTACTTCAACATATCCATCAGGAGCTATTTCAAATTTTTTACAAAGATAAGCTGTTAAAGCAACAGCTTCGTCATATACTTGTTTAGCATATTCTTTATCTTTCAAGTTATCTTCACAAATTTCAAACTGAATCCAACCATATTTTTTTCCATTTTTAGAAAATTTATTACAACTTCCTTTAGAGCCACTTCCGCAACCCCAAGGAGCATAATCCCATGGTAAAGCTTGAACTGTTCCTATTGTACCATCTGCAAATTTACCAATAAAAGCATTAACTCCCGCACTAACTTGACTATGATTCCAATCATTTTTATTAAGATTTTTACCAAGTTTGGCAATATCTTTTAAATAATTTGTACTTCCATCCGTTGGTTGTACATATCTTTTTAAAGCAGTGTTATTAGCTCCGGTACTATGCCAGAGTATACCAACAGGAATAAATTTCTCTGTACCTTTATAACATCTACTATTAGTCTGTAAACAGACATAAGGTTCATAACCCATTATTCTTCATCCTCCTTATTCTCACACACCTTATAATCACTAGGTTTAATGAGCATACCAATTTCTTTATTTTCTTTCATAAGTTCTTCTAGCTCATCAAGAGCTCCATCTACCATATTTGAAAAATCTTCAAAACTTATGAAAATTGCAATAGCTGGAAATTTCTTAATAAATAAATCATATACATATCTTAATTTAAGCTGTCCGGTTCCAGAACCAAGTTCAGCTTCCGCCTTAGCTACTGCATATATAAGCCATTGTCTAACTTGTTCAAGTTGTTCATTACTAGGTTTCTTAAACCAAATATAAGCTTTAATTGATACTACTGAAACTACAGCAATAGCTGCTATAATTAAAAACCAATACTCTTGAATAAAATCTATTACTGACATTTACATCTCTCCTTTTCTCTATAATCTTTCTGCAATTTGTGCTATTTTAGAACGATGACATATAGGTAATGTTACTTCTCCATAAAATTCTTGTCCTTTAAAAACCTGGGAAACCCTTCTCATACCATTATTGACTCCTGAATAAATACCAAGATCAACCTGAGTGTCACTATCACCATCAAGAATACATATACCATCATCACCGATTCTTTGTAAAGCTAATTTAATTAAATCTATATTAAGATTTTGAGCTTCTGTAATATATATACCAGCTCTCATACCTGTAGTATCAAAGCCTCTAATATCGGACATTGGAAGTAAGATTAATTCTCCTTCTGCAATAAGTCTTTCAACAGCAACTCTATCTCCTAACTTAGACACTAAAAAGTTTCCTATTTGACTATCTAATAATTTTTCAGTGCGGGAACCAGGGTAGTAACCAAGTTTAGCTGAACCAGCAGTTGCAACTGTATTACAAAAAATAATAATTTTATCAATTGCCCCAGCTTCAAGTCTATCAAAAAGAAAACCAAGTCCAAGATAACTTTTACCAGTACCTGCCGCACCTCTTAACATAGTTAAAGTATTATGTTGTAAACTATCAATAGCAAGTTTCTGATATAAATCAATAGGCTTAATCTCTCCAAGCATTTTTGATTTAAAAGTATTAAATTGTACTTGTATTAATTTATTATCTCTTAATACATAACAATCAATATCTTTATCATCTTGTCTTATCACTAAATATTGATTTGGTAATAAATCAAAATGTTCACCAGAATAAACTTTATTATACACATCTGCAAGTTCATCTTCGTTGTAACAAGTAATAATTTTATATCCAGTATATTCAGCATCTTCTTTTGTTGTTAAACTATTAGTAGTTAGACCAAGACATTTTGCTAAATTATTACAATTAACATCGTCTGTTACAAAGCATATATCAGGATGTGTATCACTGTAAACATATGCGGAGATTACAATGCGCGAATCATTATTATCTAATAAAAATGGAATAGTTTTTAAATAAGTTTCATCCCATTCTCGCTCATAATTCACTATTGTATATTTACCATAATAAAAGTTTAGTAATTGACTTACTTTTTTTGCTTTAAATTTTATATTATCATCTTTACGACTTGAATTCTTTATCTCTTCCAACTCCATTAGAGTGATATTACTCACTACAAAAGGAGATGAAGAGATGTTTTTAAAGATAATACTATAATTATTTAATAAACTGCAAGTATCATAAAAAAACATCTAGTCACCTCATTTTACTATATGATAATATATTTAATTTTTTATGCTATAAAATTAATCATTTTTGACCTGATCAAGCTGTTTTATTGCTTCACCAAGTTTTGCAAGACTTTCATCCCTAGCTTTCTTATCCATTGTTCTGCTTTTAATATATAGTTTACGACTTTCAATAGTTGTAAAGATAACCTCTTTAATAGCCTGTTTATCCGCTTTTAAATTATCAAGTTCTTTAATCATTGCTTTACGCAAATTTTCTGCATAAAATCTATTCAAAGCGGTCTCTGGTATAGATTTAAGTAATCTGTCCATCGCTTTGATTTCACATCTCTTTTCTTTCATTTGATGATTAATTAAATTAATATTTGCACGAGCTTCCGCAATACTCATGCCAACGCTATAAGATGGTGGGAGAGGATCGTCTGGATGAATATTTGCACATCCAAAAAATGTTCCTTTACTTGTTTTTAATCTAGCTATTGTTAGACCAGTTTCTTTGTCGTAATCGAACTCAGTTCTTTTCTTCATAGTTTCTCCTTTAGAATTTAAATTTATTTTTTTCATTTATATAATTTTTTATATCTTCAATAATATTATCAATAAGCACAGGTTTATTATTATGTGCATCAAGTTCTACATGATAGCAAGGACCAAAATTATTATACATATCATAAAATTTATTTTGTGCATGTACATGACCACATAAATTTATTGTTCTTCTTTTAAGTGATTTGTCATTATCACAATTTGAAGTTGCGGTTGGATAATGAGAAAGATAAAAATGATAACCACCATATTTTAATATATTAGCATAACCAAGACAATCAAACCCTTCTAACTCCATTAATTTCTGGCGGGTTGCTGTGTCGTGGTTACCCCAGATTATATGTTTCTTTCCAGGAAGGCGTTTCATATAAGACATACCTTCTTCATTATTATTAAGAAAACAATCTCCAAGGATATATAGATCATCAGTCCAATCTACTACTTCATTAAAATTTTTAATTATTTGTTCATTCATTTCGTGAACAGAAGAGAAGCCTCTTGGTTCATAGATAAAAGGCTTATCATGACAAAAGTGAAGGTCGCTTGTGAAATATATTTTATTCATAATAATTTTCTCCTTTTATTCGTTTCTGAAACTCTTTTTGTACTTCTGTTAAAAATTGATTATATATTTTATCAGACAATATTAAATATGTATCTTCAATTCTATAATTTCCTTCATGATAATAAATATCTTCAAACCTATCAAAGTTTAATTTAACTTGCATTTTTAATCCATCAAAGTTAAAACTAAACATAAAAGGATCTGCAATAATATTATTAAAATCTAATATCTTAACATATCTAACATTTTTATATATTTTAGTAAACCATTCAGGAAATTGGTTATAAATTTCTATTAATTCTCTCATAATTCAATCATACTCCCGTGTTTTCCAGTTTGTTTATAACTCATAAATAATCTTTTTATTGGTTGACTTTTATCATTTAATATTATTAGATAATCTACTTCTTCGCATATACCTTTTACTAATTTATCAAAAGAGGTATATTCCTTGCGGTGACAAGGTATACCTCGTAAAGCGGAATATTGTTGCGCGAGCGGCGGGTGCGTGTGTATACTACCTTTGATTCCCGCAGAAAACATGGTAAACAAGTAGCATCCGCTATGTTCAATTAATTTTTCTAAACAGTCATCAATAAGTTTAAAATGTGCTGGATTTGTTGCATCCCCGCCTACTATACCTACATACATATTATTCTCCTTTAATTATAATAACTTTATCAAAGTGTTCAATATAAGTATTAGGTAATTTAAATCTATTTTTCATAGCATACATTGTTTTATCTGGAACTCTTGTAATACCAACTCTTTGAGCATTTCTTTTAAAACAAGTCTCAAAAGGAGTATCCATAATTATTACAATAGTCTTAAATCCTTTCGCAGATAAATTACTTAATAATTTCTTTCTACTATTAATAGTTAAATGAGTTGCATCTGCAATAACAGTTTTTCCGTTTAACAAATACATATCTATTCTATTGCAAAACTCTTTATATACATCTGCTTCATGGTCAAAATAATGTTCTTGGTCAGTTACACTTTCATATCTAACTTCATCTCTTGATACATATTCCCAATCAGGATGTATTTTAAGTAAGTTCTTAGCGTAGGTTGACTTACCACAACCCGGAATCCCGCACATTATAATTAATTCACTCATTACAGTATTTCCTTCCATCCTAATATAGCTGAACGATAGAACATCTCTTCGTCTCCTTTTAAACATTTTCCTCTTATGACTTCTCCATTATGAAGAGTTAAAGTTCCTTGATAAATACAATGAAACATCATATGCTCACCATATAAATAAACAGGGGTATCAAGAGGACATTTTCTCATATCAGTTTCAAACCCTAATAGATTTTTCATGTTTCATCAACTTCTTTCTCTAATTCATTCATTCTTTTTCTAAATTGACCAAATTCAAGTTTTCTAGTACCATCTTCATTAAAATTGTTATTTTCATATTCCCAATAAAAATCTTCTAATGTATAACCAGTACCAAAACCTCGCACTTCTACCATATTTGTTTCTCTTTTGCAATATATACAATACATTTTTTTTAAGTGTCCACATTCCCGCTCCTGACCTTGTTTTCTTTGAACAGGAATATTCTTCTTTCCGCACTGTGTACAATACATATCGCTTAATGTCATTTTACCCAATTAAGCACCACAACCTTTCTATTTAATTTTTATCTATATTTTCTAAAAATATTATATCAAAATTTTTAAAAAATTGCAAAAAAGTCACGGCTATTGTTTATAACCGTGACTTACTTGGGCTCTTTGCTACTTCTTTTCCCAGCCTTCCTAGTGATGGTACTTGCACTGCGGTTCGCTTCAGATTTATAGATTACCCATGATATTTTGCAAGGAATTCATTTGATACTGCCTTAAATGATCTTTCACCTTTTCTATCTCTAAATACTATACCTTCTCTTTCATGATTATCAAGAGCTGATTCTCCAGTAGCCTGAAGAAGTAGTGTATCACAATCAAGAGGCAATTTAAATATTTCAGCTATTATTGGAACACAAGGTATTCCATGTGGGAATAATATATTAGTCATCTCGCAAGGATTAAATCTTTTAGTAGTACCATCTTTATATCCATATATAAGATTAAATGCCATAAAAGCATGATAATCTTTTGTTACAGTATAAGTTCTTTTCTGTATTCCATCTCCATATGTTTCACCTTGAAGAGTAATAAAGTCTAGTTCTGGATGTTTAGATAATAATAATTCAAGAGTTTTTCTTATGTGATACTTTTCACTCATTTCAAGATATACATTAGAAGTATAAAAACATTTGTCAGATTTTTCAGGAGTATCAAAACATACATTTCTAGAACATACATAATACTCCTTTTTACCAAATTTACCTTTCTTTAAAGTAAAAGTAGTAGAAGTTCCATCTATTTTTTCAGTTGCTATCCATTCAGTATCATGCCAGTCCGGATCTGTAAATAACCAAGGCATGTTCTGACAGCGTTCTTCGTCTGTTTTTACCACCCAGGCAGGCCATCCACCTCTTTTATCTTTCGCTTTTCCAAAGAAGAAGAACATTACTTTCTTACCCCAGTCACGCTTCATCATCCATCTTGCCCAATTCTTTTTAAACAGTTCTGGATGACGCTGCGCCATTTTCTTATATTTATCTACAGAAGGAGCTTTACGCTTGTTATCTGCATCAAGAGCATAAGTTATACCAAGCTGCTTAGTAAGGAAGCGAGATTCATCTTTTACGAAATGTTCAACTTCATTATTATCTATAATACAATTTTCTATTTCATCAACTTTCCATCCAAAATCAGATGGGTGCATAAGAAGTCCCTGTGAATAGAACTGCTTAAACTTCTGTGTCTTTACTTTATAATGATATTTAGAAAGAAACTCAAAAGGTGCGGTTTCAGGAGTCTTTGAATCTATCTCTATATAGATACCTAAGTCACCTGGTTTAAATAAATCTTTACGAACCATAGTTTTCCATCCACCAACGACAGCCGCTTCTACTCTATCTTTACCTTCTATTGGCTCTATTGCATCTACTGTTACTACATATGCTAATTCTCTTACATTATCTTTGTTTAACATTATTATCACCCCTTTGTCTTAATTACCCAAATTATCCAATTTGCTATTAAAGCCATCCACATTAGTGTTTGATAGAAATTACAATTATTTTCGTATCGTAAAATATCAATAGCCTCTTCAGATTTAAAAAGCTTGTGCATATTAATACCAACTCCAATAGCTGATACCAACCATAATATACACAAACCAATACTAATATAAGTAAACACCTCTATCTTATTACCCCTTTCTTTATTTCTTTATTATATTATATAAAAAATTTTAAAAAAAGTCAAAAAAATAGCGGAAAGTGCTAAAAATTAAACACTTCCCGCTTCTCTTAATTACCATATATATGATTTGCTTCATTCATCAGTTCATCATGTACTGTTGTAACTACCCAATGAGCTTGCTCAAATGGTTCAGGTTCTGTAATAGCAATAATACATCTATATAAATAACCTTCATAAGTACAATAATCTCCAACTGCATATGTCTTTAATTCAGAGTATTCTTCTGTTGAAGTAGATAAATTCATTCTAACAGATTCTGCTGGTAGTTTATATGCGGGAGCACGATAAATTGAATTATTAGTGAAAGTAATATATTTTTGACCATTTATTTTAAAAATACATCCAGGTGACTCTAAATCACCAGTTACTTGTTGTCTAAAATTTTTAGACCAATAACCTGTATTCAAATAACATCTTACTAAAGTTAAACTGTGAGCAGTTTGATATATTTGAACTGGTGGTAATTGCTGTACATTAGTATCATATTCATATGAACCATGACCATTATCTAAACA